AACACTCCCCTTCCGCCAAAATTTTCCTTTTTTCCGGAAAAAACCAAAATTTTCCCTTTGCGAAAAAATTTCAAAAACCCCGCTAAGCTACTGATTTTCCTAGAATTTTGGCGCGGGCGCGCCAGTAGTAGTGCGACGACGATTTGTCAAGTGTTTTCCCCGACCGTTCGTCGGAAAGTTTTTTCAAATGCTTAGTCTTATTTTTATAGCGCCCCGCGCCATTCTAAGTGCAAAGTTGAAAAATGTCAAGGATTTTTTGCGGGGATGTTTAGAATTTTTTGAAATTAAACGAGTCTACTCTTATGCGAAAAAGTTCTAAGGGAGTGCGCAAAATTTTCTTGACCCCGCCCCAGTTTCTCCGTATAATATGCGCATACCAACGAAGAGAAGAGGAGAAAGATTATGGGTGCATATACCAATGCTATGGAAGCTGAGCTAGCCAACAACGCGCCTTTCAACTATGACAAAGCCCAGATCTTTGCTGGACGTTACAATGTGTCGGTGCGTTCTGTTATCAGCAAGGTGAAGTCGCTTGGCCTGGACTACGTGGCTAAAGCTCCTGCGGCGAAGAAGGCAAAAGACAATGGTCCTACTAAGGCTGATGTACTGGCTGAAATTCGCTCGAAGCTCGGACTGTCCGAACGCGAAGGTGACCTAACTAAAGCGGAGTTAGCAGCGATTCTCCAGGCGATTTAGCCTGACCCAGCCCGGCTTGTCCGGGCTGTTTTTTATGCAGCAAAAATTTTTGCTGCGCCATTCTAAGTGCAAAGTTGAAAAATGTCAAGCTTTTTTGCGCGCATTTGCCCAAATTTTTTAGAATATATTAGTCTTACGCAGCAGCTGCTTATAACAAAATTTTATAAGCGCTTCGCGCTAACGCTCAGTTGGCAAAATAAATGGGTGTAATTGGGTCTGTTTTTGGTAAATGGGTGTAATTGGGTCTGTTTTTGGTAAGGCGCGCCATTTTAAGTGCAAAAGCTAACAATGTCAACCCTACGCGGGGTCGAAAGTGCAAAAAATTTCAAACAATTTGGTCTAATTCGCAAAGACCCCGTTGCGGGGTTTAAGTGGACTTTTGGGCGGATAATTCACGAAAATTTTGGTAAATTGAAGCAAAATAATTCTTGACTCGCCAAGGTCGAGGGTGGCCCCCCGGAATTCGGTTACGTTAGTTTTCGACCAAAGAAGAAAAAACATCTTGACACCGGTTGCTTTGGGGTGTATAATATACACATAGTTTGAGGAGAGAACCATGACCAAGATCCAGCTGCAAAATCTTATTGACGAGCTAGAGTTTGAACGCGATAATGCTATTAGTCGGGAGCGTTTTGTAAAAGACGACGACCTCGCCAGCCATTATGTTTTTGGTCAGCAGGACGGGCTCGCTCTTGCACTGAGCATTCTTCGTAAGTGCAAGTACGAAATGGAGAACAAAAAGGCGTAAAGCCATAAAAAAGTGCTTGACACAGATTGCCCAAGGTTATATAATATACGCATAGTTTGAGGAGAGAACCATGACCAAGATTCAGTTTGAAATGTTAACGATGTATTACGGTATGCTGCAAGACGGCTGCTCCAAGGAACAGGCTTTCGGTTATATTGCAACTATGGGCTATGGACAGAAAGACCTTGCGTGGCTCGCACAAAAGCTGCAAAAAAGTGCTTGACATAGATTGCCCAAGGTTGTATAATATACACATAGTTTGAGGAGAATACCATGCTTGTACACGTTATGTTTGATGCTGCTGACTCGCAGTTCTCTTTCTTTCAGCCGATTGAATGGGCTGAGAAAGTACGTCGGCATCGTGAATCCCTCATTGATGCTGGCGAGCTGAATGAAATTGTCGCAGAACAGTTGGAAGACTGGGAAGTTATCGAGATGTTCTACGGCGACGAAATGTTTCTTGATGCTTTTCATGTTGAGCGCAACACTGCTCACATGATGTACTTCGATCAAGAGACGAACGACCTAAATGTTTTCACGCTCGCTGAGTGGGCGGACGTACTGCAAGAGCTGGCGGAAGAAGATGCCGATATGGATCAAATTCACTACGCCCCCTTAGTGGTCTGATGTTCTACTCAAATATTGACATTGCTGTTACAATTGTATTTACTTTCATCGAAGTTGCTTTTATTGGAATACTGATTCTATGAAACTGAAAGAAAAGGTGCAGCTTATTTCGGAAGTTGTAGACTTAGTTGCTACTTACTTCAATATAGATCCAGTTGTGGAAATTAATGTTGCACGCTTTTCTGATGGTGACGATAACGAAGCCTATGCTTATGAGCTTTGTGATGGCTTCTTTGAGTTAGAATTCAATCGTGATTTTGTAAAAGCTGCAAATGTACAAGAAATTATCCGAACTGCTGCCCATGAAATGGTTCATGTAAAGCAGTATATGCTTGATGGGCTAGATATGCCCAGTGAAAAGCCTATGGTGTTTCAAGGCCAGGAGTACAAAGGCGAATATTGGTTCGCTCCTTGGGAAGTAGAAGCACGAGGCTATGAAGAAGCATTTCTTCAGCATTATTTGTATTGGGCGACTGAGAGCCACCAAAAACTGAAAAAAGTCGCCAAACGCATCACCATTACGAAAAAAGTTCTTGACACGACAGCCTTCAGGGCGTATAATAATGTTTCAAAAGTTGATTAACAAAGTATTTTTTTGGAGAATGAATATGGAAGCTACTTCCAAGCCCGTGAACTACACCGAGGAAATGACTGCTCAACTCGTTGCTGCTTATGAGGCTGAGCCTACGGAATCTACCATCGAGCAGTTCGTTGCTAAGTTCGACAAGTCGAAGCGTTCGATTATCGCCAAGCTGTCACGCGAAGGCGTGTATGTTGCGAAGGTCCGTGCAACTAAGACTGGTGCTCCGATTGTGCGTAAGGCCGAGATTGTTGCAAAGATCCAGAACGCTGTTGGTCGTGAGCTTCCTTCTCTGGAGAAAGCCTCCAAGCAGGATCTTGAGTCCCTTCTCGATGCTGTGATGGGTAACTAAGTTTCATCGCCTCGTTAGCTCAGCAGGTAGAGCTTCTGATTTGTAATCAGAATGTCGGGAGTTCGATTCTCTCACGAGGCACCAAGGTTACTGCGGATTAGAGTTCTGGTGAACTCACTAGTCTCATAAGCTAGAATGAGGTGGGTTCGATTCCCACATCCGCTACCAAATACACCCGCCAAGCCTCTCAACGATGCTCAAATCGGCGCAAAATGGTTGTAGTGTGGCAGACTACGGCAGGGGTGCTTCGGCTGGTACTGTAATGCCTATGAGTGCACTCATAGGTCGATAATGCGGAATAAAGATCCTCGGATCGTACCTCCGCACCTTTTTAGAGTAGGCACTGAGTATGCTTTGGCATCAGTAAGTCCTGTAGAATCACAATCTTGGGCAACAGTGCCTACTCTAAAAAAGTTTTTATAACATTGCGAAAAATAGTTCTTGACTTTTTTGGTTAATTTGATTTATAATAACTATGTTTTCTGAGGGAAGTCATGGCCCCATGCCACCGTTGCTAGGGATAAGACCGTAAAGGTATCGGTAAACGGGTAATCGAAGCCTATCCGAAGCCCTCACCCAATTCTCGGTGCAGTTCCCGAGGGTAATATGAACTGAAGTGGTCGTTAAATTGCTATCAATTGCTAAGGCCCGACAACTGGATATGACTGGCCAGTATAAATACAGATGTCAGCATGGTTGATGCTTAATTGCAACTCGGTTCTTTTTTCAGATTTTTCTTACGTCCTCAAGAAAAATCAGGGAGATCGGTGAATGAGGCCCTCATGTGTCCGATCATCAAAGTAGCGAGGTGGGGCTACTTTCTCAACCAACCTAGCTAGTGAAAACACCCGAAGGTGACGACTTTCGGGTGTTTTTTTATGCACATCTATAAAATTTTTCTTGACATTTTTTCTAATGTCCAGTATAATATATCTTCAACTGGAGGAAGTATGTCTGATAATATTATTCAATTCCCTGAGCGTAAGTCTGTAACCGAGCTAAAACGACTTTTGTTTGAGCAGCGGGAAGCTCTCGCAGGCTTAGAAAATTCCTTATTTGAACTACAGGAGAAGCAAAACGAAGTTCAGGCAGAATACCAGTACCATCTACAACTTCTTGCACTGAAGGAAGGTATTCAAGGAATTCCAGAAGAATTACTCGAGTTCTGTTCCTATGTAGGATATATTGTAGAAGACGATGAAATGCAAATCACCTTTATCGAAACCGAAGATAGCACAGCATTGAGAGGAGACGAGGAATGAATTACTCTGAAAAAGAGACTTCCTTCATCGTAGAAGAGTATAGTAAGAACCCGACTCGTGAAACTGTGGACGAGTTAGCAGCAAAACTAAACAAGACTCCCAAGTCCATAATCGGAAAGCTGAGTCGAGAAGGAGTGTATCGCCGCTCCGTCTACAAGACGAAGACAGGCGAAACCCCCATCACCAAAGAAGAGCTAGTGCAGCTCATTGCGGAAAGTATTGATTTGGAAATCCAAGCCGTAGCGGGGTTGGAGAAAGCCCCAAAAGCAGTACTCAAACGACTACTGGAGAAAATAAACAATGAAAGCGAAAGAGTTGGAGATTGTACGACGTGAGCTGAGAAAAAGCAGCTACAGCGGGGTCCATGCGGATCGCAAGAAAAGAGAAAAACGTGGATACCAAAAGCATAAAAAATTGCCGGTACTGTGAGACCCCGTACCGGCAAGTACTGAAGAACACAGTTGACTTTTGTAGCTACGACTGCGAAAGAGCCTTTCACGAAGCCGCAACGGGGTCTACACAAGCTAGGGGGAAATTCTGGAAAACTAACAGTGCAAAGCTCAAGTCAAAAAAGAATCGCTCATAATTTAACGTAACCAATAGGTTAAAAAAATTCATCGCGATTGGGCAAAATTAAATCGAATTTTGACTTAAATTGGTTTGAGTTAAGACCCCGTTATTGGGTTATTTGATTATCGGGGTCATAGCAGATTGGATCAATTATCATATTCTTACAATCAATTCGCAAGCCACTTTAGAAAATTAAGAGCCATCCCGTCTCCTTTAGGGAGCCGGATGCTCTATTTTCTATTGTCTTGCGACACAAAAAACTAAGTAATCAATGAAATCAGATTAGACCATATTGTCTATCATTTAGAGTATAATTATATCATGCAACCTCACACATGGCAAGAACATTTTTCTACTATTTTTCCCACCTATAGAAAATGCGTATAAAAATGCTTTATTTCTCTGCAACCTCATCAAAAATATTTGTTGACAGTTGCTTACTTTTGCGATATAATATGGGGTGCAAAAGGAGAAAAATATGTGGTCAGAAAATGACATAAACTTTTTGTTTGAAAACCCAAATATGTCTATACCGAATATAGCAAAAGCTCTCGGTAAAAGCGAGAGTGCAGTAAAAACAAAACGATCCAGACTGGGAATTCGCACAGAAAGTACAAAACCTTGGACAGATGAAGAACGTAGAATTCTTTCGTACTTCTATGAAGAAAAATCGAAGAAGGAGTTAATGGAACTTCTTCCAGAAAGAAGCTGGGATTCAATACGAAGTCAAGCTCTCTTTTTAAGGAAACGACAATGGACAGTGTAACAAACGCACAGCTTATGAATGCAATTAAACTGCTTACTCGAAAAGTAGAAACGCTACAAGAAGAAGTAGCTTCTCTCAAAGGGCAGGCTCCAGTAAAACGAAAAACCGTAGCGGGGTCAGTGCAACTCCCTGAATCCTGGGCATATCCTTCTGTAACTTCTTCAATCGTAAATGCAGTTCTTGCAAATCCAGGGCTTAAAGATGCAGCTGCTCAGCTGGGAATGAAAGAGAGCGACCTCAAGAAATGTTTAGAAACGAGTGGAATCTTTCATATGTATGGCGAAAAGTGGTCTGTAGCAATTAAACGAGCGATTGCTGGAGAGCCTGCGGAAGATACCTTTGAATATCCTGAAAAATGGTTTGAGAACAAAGAAAAGTTTAGAGAATATGTAGAGGAACATGGCGTGTCCAAAGCAGCAGAAAAACTCGAAAAACCACGCTTTGTAGTGGGCAGATTTATTCAACTTCATTGCTAAGGTCGTAGAAAAAAGACTTGACATTACAAGTGAAAAGATGTATAATATATTCTTTGTGGGAGATCTAGTATGTTGCCAACCGAAGATATGTTGTCCCAGCTTCAGTCTCTGAAGCATGAAAACGAAGCTCTGCATCGAATGATTGCTCGCCTGACCGAAGAAAACTTTCAGTTACAAAACGACTTGGTGCACTATGAAAACATATTCAACGAAAGGTCTCGAGACGTCCTTACTGATCCAAGCATATACCAGCTATAGCGGGGTCGCAGAACCTGTACAACTCTCTTTCGACTTTGGCAAGGAGTTTGAATTCGGATATGGAACCAACACACTTAAACCTCCAGAGAATCTACCAAGATCTGCAGAAACTCGTTACTGTGCATCGCAACGCCTTACAAAATGCAATTTCGACGAATCGTGAGTTTGACCGAGGATACCAAGCGGGTATAAGCGCAGTCATAGACCGAGTAGAGTTTGCAATGACTGTACATACTGACCCAGAACATCTGGAATACGGCTCAATAGAGTGGAGAAAGGCAGATGAAGATAGAGATTGACTTAAATGATTTTGTTGTCGAAGAAATTGTAGCAAAAGATCTTCGCAACATGATCGAGCTGGGAGTAATTCCCGAAGATTTATATGAACACTTTGAAAAAGTATTGGCCTGGTATGAGTTCTCAGACTCCGAAGATTAAAAACGAAAAGACTGGAGAGAACTTCTCTGAAGAAGAGATTCGTAGGTCTGCTCGTATTCAGAAAAGTGCAACACCGAAAGGTGATCTGTCCTGGTATATCAAGTGGATCTCTAGCATCTTTACTCTTTGTGCAGTTACAATTCGATCCGCTGGAATTGCGGAGCTTATGTGGCTCGATATGCTACTTTCTTGGATTGGAGTTGTAGGCTGGTTTGTAGTTGGATTTCTATGGAAAGACCGTGCAATTCTTCTTTTGAATGGCGTGCTCAGTGTAATGCTCTTTAGCGGGTTGTTGCGTTACTATTTCGCAGCAGAAACCGCAGCGGGGTTGCTTCCTTGATCGAAGCCGTAACGGGAATACAGCCAATCGCCCCTATAGAAAGAAAGCCGATAGAAGTGCCAATTCTTCGAGTTTACGAAGATCATATAAAAGAAGTGGTGTATGTATATAATTCAAAAGGTGCGCTAGAGAGCACAAGAGTTCAGAGTCTGAACTTGGAAGCGTAATATGAAAGAACTTATTCGACAAGCGATTGAAGAAACAAACATGATGGTAGCGACCACAGACCATGACGACCATCGCGCCGTTCTTCTCGATCATTTGAGAATGCTACTTGAGCTAGAGACTCGTACCTGGAGTCCAAAACCTTGGTGGAAATTTTGGAGAAAAAAGAAATGAAAGAACTTCTTCTTCGTGAGCTTGGGCGCTTAGTCTATGCTCAGCAAGATCAGAAAGACATCTTCTGCTACGACATTGAAGAAAGCAAGCGTATGTATCACGAATACGTTCGTGCTTTTCACAAAGTCATTGAGTACATGGACCACTATCAGGAGCAGATAAAAGATGTGGGCTGTTAAAGTACCTTTCGATGGTATCTACCTGTATATAACCGAAGGCGATTCCAGTCGTGTAAAAACCTTTGAAACTCGAGAAGAAGCAGAAAAATATTCTTCTCTTTGGGGCGATGACTGTATTGTAAAGGAATACGAAGAGCTCAAACAAAAAAAAAGATAGATATATCTTACCTTTTGAAAACGAAAAAGATAGATATATCTTACCTTTTGAAAACGAAAAAGACAGATATATCTATATTTTGAAAAAAGTTCTTGACAATTCACCCCTTTTCGTTGTATAATATACCATAAATAGGAGAATACTATGAAAAATCGTCACGGTATTGAATATAGCTTTGTGAAAGTTGCCGATAATCTGTATCGCTTTGATATGCCCGAAGAAGGCATGGACTATATGCGAATTGGTGGAAAGGAAGGCCAGTCGGGTATTGACTACAACGATCTCGGTATGTTCGATCCTTCCGGTGGCCCTTATGTTGCCATTGGAGAGCGAATCTTCTGGGACGAGATTGAAGGAGCCACTGCACATTCTCCTTTGACGGTGACGCGAATCTATAAAGAGGACAGCTTCTTTGTGGAGGCAAAATGAAAGAAATTACAGATAAAGAGTACGAACTCTTTGAAAAACTCAAAAAGATTTGGTTTCATGCTAAGGCAGAGGAGACTGGCGCATTCTTTATCTGTGGCGAATTAGGAAAGAAAGACGGGTTGGGGCTTCCACAACATATTCTAGTCTGTCCTGGTCCGGGCTCAGACGGCATGGCAATCTATACAATGAGCAGACCTTATAGTGCTCCGGAGTGGTAAAATGGACATATTTGATCTCGAACAAGAAATTATGAAAGCCTGGAATGTAGTGGACGATCTCAAGGACGGAGTACACTTTCTTCACACTTGGCCGAATGATACGGAAGATAAGCGAGACAAACTTCTTCTCGGAATGGCAGCTCTCTATCAGATGCGCTTTGAGCGACTCTGGGAATGCTTTGAAGACGTAGCAAAAGATTATCATGCCCTCCGACGTGAAAATAATTCTTGACATTTTTTTCTCAATCTTCTATAATAGAGACAAATAGGAGAGAGCTATGACAATGCCAAACGAACGCTATAACTCTATAGAGTACACTCGCGACTTTCTGGATAAAATTATCTGGGGAAAGCTGGAGTGCAGCGAAGAAGTGCAGAAGGAAGCCCAGCGATGTGCACGACATTTTCCCTGGGAGTCTCACATGAAGCACGTTGCCGCGGCTTGCCCTGAAATTTTTGGCAATGGCAAAAGTACAGATTGGGTTCGTGACCTAGAAGACTTTTTGTACCTTATTGCAAATGATTATGTAGAATTGAGTCACGATAAAATTGAGTGGCAGCGTAACGACTATCGTCGCCGAGCACGGGAGCTTCTTGGGTATGACCGATAAAAAAGAATCAATTGCCGAGTTCGGAAAAGTCTGGGAAGCTGCTTTTCTTGAGCATGAAAAGAAGAATGATGCTTGGTGGAACGGCCTAACCGAAGAAGAGCGTGAAAATGCGTTTTATGCAGTAGTTAAGCGTATCTATAAAGGCGATGTTGAACAGAAAGGCACATATCGCTGGGTTCTCTACGATGTATTTGGCTTTGATCCGAGTATGTATATGCGTGGCATGGATTGCGGATACTTAAATTTGCATAACATCATCTTTGATGGACTCGAGTTTGAGAAAATGCGAATCGTAAGTCGATTTGAAGTAATCGACGAAGTAGGCCGTACCTACACGAAGTATTTGAAAGAACACGACAGAGTAGATATGATTCTGCAAGATGACGATCAAACCTTGAAAGTATTTGTGGGGAATCATGATAGGGTACAGTGCTCTCGATGCGGTGGCATCAATCAGCACAGCGAGGAGTGTGACATAGAATGAAATGGCCGAAATCACGATATGTAAACGGCGGAGAGCATAAACTTTTTTCTTTTGAAAACGGTTATGGAGCCTCTCTCGTTCGATCTCCTCTTACACGTGGAGGGGACGAAGGTCTGTGGGAGCTTGCTGTTCTTCATAGAGGAAGACTGTGCTACGACACTCCGACTACTGATGATGTAGTTAGTTATCTCAATGATGCAGAGGCAGACGCACTTCTAGAAGAAATCTCTCGTCTGCCGAAAAAATTTCCCGATCGGGAAGTTTTTTAGCAACCTGTTCAATATTTGTACAAAATTTACCGATCGGGAAAATTTTTATGATTGTTATTCTTGGAAAGTACGAAGACGACGGTCAAGAGCCCCAGTACGTTAAGATTGATCCCTGGGATACCTGGAGTATGTATACTTCTCTCGGGCATATCGCTCTGCCGATGCTAAAGCAGCTTCGTAAGGAGAAGCATGGCAGTCCGTATGTCGATCTGGAAGATGTGCCCGAGGAGCTTCGGCTTCACGGCATTCCGCAGTACGAAGGAATGCAGCATGATATGTTTCCGAGTGAAGAAGCAGAGAAGTTGAAAGACGAAGCTCTGCACGCTCGCTGGGACTGGGTAATGGACGAAATGATCTTCGCTTTTGAAAGCATTGTAGGGAATAACGAAGACTGGGAAGATAAGTATTTTTCTGGGAAGTATGACGTCTATTTCGAGAAAGTTCCTGGGAATGATGAGCTTTCTGAAATGAAGTATGGACCCAACCATACTTTTGACTGTGACTGGGAAGGACGCCTCGCGGAAGGCAATCGAATTCAAAACGGCTTTCGTTTGTTTGGTAAGTATTACCAGGCGCTGTGGGATTAGAAATGAAAAGTTTTATTAACCAGATTAAAGAGACCTTTAAAACAAAACAGATTTACGAAGCTCGATGGGTCTGGTATCACACAATACTTGCAGTAGAACTATTAATTATTATTATCGTGCTTCTTGGAATCTTGGTGAAGATATGAGTAGTAAACAAATGTTTGAGCTGGGCGTTCTACTCGGACGCATTGAAGAAAAGCTAGAGCGAATAGAGGAAAGTATGAACGATACGTGGTGGTATGTAAAGAAGTGGCAGGAAGAGCAGGAAAAGTCGACAGGTGAGGAAAAATAGTCGTTGACTTTTTGGTGAAAAATAGGATAAAATATCCTAAGTAACTCAAAGAAGAAAGTTACATTCCTAAAGTCAAGAACAGGCTTTTAGGAGAGCTTATTGAAAAAATTATTACTTATCGGAACGCTAGTGGCTTCTCCGGCACTGGCAAATATACCAGTACCGGAGATTGAGACCACGCAACTCACCGAAGCAGGAACTCTGCTCATCAACTCTGAATGGCTTCTCACCCCCACTTGCGAGTTGAAAGGAAAACAGATCGACCTGCTTTTTGAACGTCGAGAGATTCGACCTAAAACAACATTTCACTATCGCAGCGATACAACAAAAAGGGTACAACAGTGCCAAGTAAAAACTCTAGTAAAACTTTAACCTAGATCAAAATAGTTCTTGACTTTTTAAATCTCCACAGGTATAATATATGCCTCTGGAGATTTTTTATTATATCAAAAAATTATTACAAAATGATGACAACAGCTAAAAAATTTATCGCTATATTTCCAGTCTTTTTAACAGGCTGTGCTACGTTAGAGTGGTCCAACAAATATGGCACGGACTTCTGTGCATATCCCAGCGGGGTCTTCGCAGGAGTCCCAAGCGGGGTCGCAGCGGGGTTTGTGGCTGGGCCAGCCGCTGGAATTGGAATGGGTATGTTAGTAGGTGGTACAATGATTCTCAATGCCTGGGGGAACTACGGAGGCTTAGATGTGAGTGACTGTATCGAGAGCTATAAGAAAAATGTTCTAAAGGAGAATGAGAATGAAAGTAAAGATGATTGACCCGCCTGGAGGATATAGGTTTGGATTCCCAAAACCTATTCCAGAGGACGTAAAAGACGTAGATATGTGGTTAATTTTTAATGGCTACCCGAACACTGAAGTAATTAAGTGGGCGAAACAGCTAAGCCATGTGCCCTGCCGGTACTGGTATGCGGAGGTAGAAGAGTGAACTTTCCAATCGACTTTTTATTCGTAGGAGTTATCTGCACCGGCATCGTATATGGATATTTGATGTTTTTACTTTGGTGGGAGGAGAAGAGGCAGCGATGAGCCGCCTTTTTGTTGCTTGCGCCGAAAAGTAATAAAGTAACATTTTTTACAAATTACGTGCGTACAAAAAAGCCCTCACGAAGAGGGCTTAAGTCTTAGGAGAGTCCGAGGACTGTCTCCAAGTCGGGCGCAAAGTAATTTGGTCCTTTGAGTACCTTTCCATCTTCTCGATAGATAGGACGACCGTTTTCTCCAAGTTTTGACATATTTGATTTATGTACCTCAAAGAAACATTCATCTAAGTCTATACCAAACGTGTGACCAGCACCATAGACAACATACAGTAGATCAGTAAGTGCGTCAGCAACTTCTACGATGTCTCCATCAACAAGTGCTTCACGAAGTTCATCGAGTTCTTCTGCAATGAGATCTACTCGGAGGTCTTGCACGGGCTGGCTCCGAAGTGTGGGTTCGATATGAACTTCTTGACCAAATGCTTCCATAAAGTCGCCAACAAGTTCAAAGTTACTCGGGACGGTCATTCTTCTGCCTTTTTCGTTCTCGGACTTTCGCAGCTTGTTTTGCAACATTGCGAGCATCACAGGGTTTTTCGTAATAAGCGCGACTCTTTAGCTCTGCTAGTGGCTCTTTCATTTTGCGCTTGAGCACTCGCAGTGCACTTTCAATATTATTATTGCGTACTTTGACTTTCATTTGTCCTCTTGGGATTCGGGTCGCCCCAAACTTGGCGGGCATCTACCTTACGATAAGGAATATGAGTATCGCCAGTCTCAACCATTACGGTGACGGGCTTACCGGCTTTCCATGCACGAACTTTATTCAGCATACGCTGAGCAGGGTCAGTATTCCGGTTACGAGTAGTACCGTGAATGCCTTTGCTCGTTTGACTTGCACGCTGACGCTTACGCTTTGCCATTAGTAATCTTCCTCTCCAAAGTAGCCATAGTCTTCATCAGTGCCCCAACCCGCAGAAGCAAATGCGTCTGCATCGTCGGAGAAATCATTTCCTAGAAATTCTTCTTCAAAGTCCCAATAGTTATCCAGTTTGTCAATAACTTTTTGAACGTCCACAGGATCAGTTTCATCAAACATTGTATTCCTCCGGCTTAGGGCGGTCGAAGGCCCAACCTCTATCTTGTAAATATTTTGCCTGCTTTACACAAGCATTATAGGTTCGGTTAGGAAGAATCTCAACCAGCATACCCCAAGGAACAATATAGTACCACTTTGATAACAGTACTCGTTCTTTGTGAGTCCAAGGGCGTGGCATAATTCAAAATTTTCCTTTGTTTCCTAACTTTGAATACATATTATAGGGGATTTCACCTCTCGTGTCAAGAGTTATTTTTCAGATACCACCTTTTTAAAAAAGTAACTTTTCAAACAACACCTAATAAAAATAATTCTTGACTTTTGCTTTTAAAAATAGTATAATATCTCCAAGTGAAAAAATCAGCTCAAAAAAGAGCAAGAGAGGAGTTGAATGTGGTATCCCTCGAAGCATTTATTATCTTTGCATTCTGTCTGCTAGGTTGTGCTTACACGAGTTGGAAAGCAGGACAGGCACGTGGAATTGTAGCAACTCTTCATTATCTAGAAAAGGAGGGAGTCATTACTCTTGAAGATAAGTGAAAGATTGTGTTTATTATATCATGATAGTAGACGAACTAGGTAAGTCAACGACTGACCCTATGGTTTGCTTTTCTAGCGAAGAGGCGGCTGAAGAAGCGGCCAAGGAACAAGGACTCCAGAATTACTGGATCTTTGAATGGGACGTAAGTTAATATATGAATCGTGAACAAGTATTCGAGCAACTCAAAATTGATGAAGGAGTTAAGTACGAGGTTTATCTCGACCACTTGGGTTATCCTACGTTCGGGGTTGGACACCTTATTCAAAAGACTGACCCGGAGCATGGAGCCAAGCCCGGTACGCCCGTATCTAAAGAGCGTGTTTGGGAAGCCTTTGAGGCCGACCTCGAAACCGCAATCGACGAGTGTTACACTCTATACGGCCCAGGGACGTTTAACAACTTTCCCTCCGAAGTCCAGGAAATCTTGGTTAATATGATGTTTAATATGGGGCGTCCTCGCCTTACTAAGTTTCAAAAGTTTAATGCTGCTCTTCTCGAAGGCGACTGGAGCAAAGCAGCAGATGAAATGGTCGATAGCCTCTGGTATCGTCAAGTAGGCGTTCGAGCAACTCGTCTCTGGCATCGGATGAAGCATGTTTAATCTGACTGGTCCTCTTGTAATTGTGCTTCTCGTCGGGGGCGGAGCGGGGTATGCGTACTATAAGGATACTCAGTCTCGCATGGCTATTCTTCAAGAAAACAATGCAAAACTGGAGATGGCGGTTAAAACCAACGAGGAAGCTTTGAAATCAATGCAAGCGGACCTTCAGTTAGCAAACGAAGAGGCACAGCGAGTCAACGCTGAATTTGCAAAGATTCGTGAACAAAACAGTGTTCTTACGAACAAGCTAAATCGCCATGACATTGGACTTCTTGCAGCAGCCAAACCCGCACTTGTAGAGCGCACGGTAAATCGTGCGTCTGCGAAAGCAATGCGCTGCTTCTCTCTGTTGTCAGGTGCGACTTATACAAAGGAAGAAATCAATGCAACTTCTGCAAAAGAGTTTAATAGTGAGTGCCCTTGGCTTTGGCCTGGCC